ACCAGGACTTGGTTTTGCTCCACTTGTAGGAGCATCTGTGACTGCTACAGTTGCTGCTGGATCTATTACTGGTATAACAACTGGTTTACCTGGAGGATCATTTGGATCTGGTTACAATGGTTTAACATCTATCGGTGTTACTGTTTATGAAGATGGACATTCTGGAGTGGCGGCATCTATCACCGCTTCCGTAGGTGCTGGTGGAACTCTTTCGTTTAATATTGTTGCAGCAGGAACTGGATATACAAATCCATCAGTATATGTATCATCACCATCTTATGAAAATCTTTCCGTTATTGGAGTTTCAAGACTTGGGGTTGGGACAACAACCACAACTGGTATTGGTTTATCAATTAGTTTGAGTGTTGGATATGTTGGAATTGGATCAACTTATTTTGGAGTAGATGATTTTGAAATTTCTAGAAATGGTTATTCTTTCCAAAGAGGAGATGTATTTAAACCAGTTGGATTAGTTACAGATTCCAGATTAGCATCTCCTATTAATGAGTTTGAATTGACAGTTTTAGAGACATACTCAGACAAATTTGCCGCTTGGGAATTTGGAGAATTGGACTTTATTGATTCTATCTCAGATCTTCAAGATGGTGTTAAAAAGACATTCCCATTATTCTACAATGGCGAACTTCTTAGTTTTGAACAAGAAACAGATTCTAGAATCAACTTACAAAATTGTTTATTAATCTTTATGAATGGTGTTCTTCAAGAACCAGGAGTCAATTACATATTTGGTGGAGGAACTTCGTTCATATTTACCACTGCCCCCAAATCAAATGATAATGTCTCAATTTATTTTTACAAGGGAACTTCTGCAGATGTTAGTGTAGTCACAAATGTCAATGAAACCATAAAGAAAGGTGATATTGTTCAAGTTCCAAAATTCAATGGTGCTCCAGATTTATTATCACAAGAAAAGAGAACTGTTACTGATCAATCATTCTCCGATAAATTTGAAACGAACTTGTATTCAGGACCTGGGGTTGATGAAATTATTAATAGACCATTGAATTGGATAAAACAAAAAGTTGATAAAAATATCAATGGTGAGATTGTTTCTAAGGCAAGAGATTCTATCGAACCACTCATTTTCCCAATTGCAAATATTATTGATGACGTATCTACAACTGATACTCAAATATTCGTTGATAGTGTTGAATTATTTAAGTATGAAGATCCTGATTTAAATTCTTTTGATGTGTTGATAGTTGGTAGCGCATCAACCGTCGCAATATCTACATTAACTGGAAATGACTCAATTGAACTTGTAAAGAATTTCACAACTATTCAAGGTGATATTGGACCTGTTGTAGGAATTGCATCTACATCTTCACCAAACCTTGCCATAGAATTTACATTAGATGATTTAACAACTTCTCAATTACAGGTTGGATATCCAATATACATCTTCGATACTTCAGTTGGATCTGGTGTTACTTCTATCAATTCTTCGGATAGTGAAGTTATTGGTATTGGAACAACTTATATCAATAATGTTTATTATGTTGAGGCACTGAATAATGCTACTGGTATTATAACTTGTCGCGTTCATTCCGCATCAAACCTTGTTGGAATAAACACTACCGGAACTATAAATTATCCAGTTGGTAGATATTCTTGGGGTAGATTATCCAATACATCAGGATTAGAAAGGTCTTCTAATCCAATTTCTATTGGAGTGACAGGAAACATCGTATCAGGTCTTTCAACATACCCAATTATTCAAAGAAGAAACGTTGGAATAAGATCTACTGGAGCTCTCCCTAAACTATTATAAATATCTAAAAAACTACGTTAATATGGCTGCTGTCGTAACAGATCAATTTAGAATACTGAATGCGAGTAACTTTATAGATTCTGTATTGGATGATAATAATTCTTATTATGTTTTCTTAGGTCTACCAAATTCATCTGCTGTTGGGTTTGGTAGAACTTCTGATTGGAGCTCCGCTACTAGTGGACCACCAAGTCCAACAGACAATTTCCAATATTTAACTCATTATAGGGATACTGGAATATTTGGAAAAAGAGTTACGAGTACAAATATTAGAAGAGTAATAAGAAAGGTTCAATGGACATCAAATACTGCCTATGACATGTATAGGCATGATTATAGTTCCTCTAATACATCTCCAAACACTGGAACCAGTAGATTATATGATTCAAACTATTATGTAATTAACAGTGATTTTAGAGTTTATGTTTGTATTGATAATGGATCTTCAGGAACAAATCTAAAAGGCGGTAGATCAAAATTTGAACCAACTTCAATAGATTTGCAACCATTCACAGCAGGGTCTGATGGATATACCTGGAAGTATCTATTCTCTATTTCTCCAAGTGATATAATCAAATTCGATTCTATCGAATATATTGCTCTCCCTAACGATTGGTTAACATCTACAGATCCGCAAATTCAATCTGTTAGAGAGTCTGGCGATTCTGACACAAATAATAATCAGATCAAAAAAGTTTATATTAAAAATGCTGGTTTGGGATATACGGCATCGACGTATGATATTTTAGGTGACGGTACAGGAGGAAGAGTTTCCATAAATGTAGATAGTAATGGTGCTATTACCTCTACTGACGTTGTTACTGGAGGTAAAGGATATACATTTGGTATTGTTGATCTAGAAAGAACTGGAACTATATCAAGTCCAGCAAATCTTATTCCAATTATCCCACCATCTAAGGGACATGGATATGACATTTATACTGAACTAGGTGCTGATAGAGTTTTAATCTATGCAAGATTTGACGATTCTACTAAAGATTTTCCAGTAGATACAAAATTTGCTCAAGTTGGAATTGTTAAAAATCCAAAAGAATATTCTTCTGGTGTAACTACATTTACAGGTTCTACTTATTCGTCTTCATATGCATTAAAACTTGATAATTCATATACAGGAACACCAACAGTAGGAGAAAAAGTTACTCAAACTCAATCATCTACAGAGATTGCGAAGGGTTGGGTTTCGTCATATGATAGTAGTACTAAAGTATTAAAATATTTTCAAGATAGATCACTATTCTTAACTGATGGTGTTAATCAAGAAGATAGAACAACCATTGGTGTAGATTCTAAAGTTGTTGATTTTAATAATACTGATAGCATCTCATTTACATCTGCAACTTCTACAATAGTAGCATCTGGATTTACTGGTAGTTCAGAAAATGGAATTACTTTGGGTTCTAATTTCACGGGTGGACTTGCAAATCCAGAGATAAATAAAAAGACGGGGGACATTATCTACATTGATAACAGACCCGAGGTTGAAAGAAATCTTAGGCAAAAAGAAGACGTTAAAATCATTCTGGAATTCTAAAAAAGATGGCACAAAAAACAGACTTAAATATCAACCCATACTATGATGATTTTGATTCGGGTAAAAACTTTTATAAAGTCTTATTTAAGCCAGGATTTCCAGTTCAGGCAAGAGAATTAACCACTTTACAATCAATATTACAAAATCAGATTGAATCTTTTGGTAGTTATACCTTCAAAGATGGAACTGTAGTAGTTCCAGGTAATATATCGTATGATGGTCAATTTTATGCAGTTAAGTTGAACTCAACAGAGTTTGGTGTTGACATATCTTTATATCTCAATAGTTTTATTGGTAAAAAAATTACTGGTCAAACTTCTGGAACAACTGCAACTATACAATATGTTGCATTTGCAAATAATTCCAATATTGAAAATCCAACAATTTATGTAAAATATGTAGATTCCAATAACAATTTTGTTTTTGATCAATTTGAAGATGGAGAATTATTGTATGCTGATGAAAACGTAGTTTATGGAAACACAACTATTAGTGCAGGAACTCCATTTGCATCTCTTATTAGTTTAAATGCAACTTCTATCGGATCGGCAGCATCAATTGGAGAAGGTGTATATTTTATTAGAGGATATTTTGCAAGTGTTTCAAAACAAACATTAATTTTAGACAATTATACAAATACACCATCCTATAGAGTTGGTTTAACAATTAGTGAACTTCTCGTAAATGCTAAGGATGATTCTTCACTCTATGATAATGCAAAAGGATTTACAAATTATTCGGCACCTGGTGCAGACAGATTAAAAATTAATTTAACACTTTCTAAGAAATTACTTACCGATACTAACGATACAGATTTTGTAGAACTTCTTAGAGTAGAAGATGGTAAGATAAAGAAAATTGAAAATAAAACCCAACTCAACAGACTTGGAGACTATATTGCAGAAAGAACATATGAAGAGTCTGGTCATTATGCATTAGACAATTTTAAAGTATCTTTGCACAATTCACTCAATGACAAGTTGGGTAATGATGGATTGTTCTTTGACAATCAATCTACAGATCAACTTAACACACCTTCCGATGATCTTATGTGTGTAAAAGTTTCTCCTGGAGAAGCTTATGTCGGTGGTTACAATGTAGAAACAGTATCAAATACAATTATTGACGTAGAAAAACCAAGAGATACTGCAACAATATCTGCCGCAAACATTCCCTTCGAAATGGGGAACCTTCTTAGAGTTAATAATGTAAGTGGAGCACCAAAGCAGAAAGAATCTATTGATCTTTACAATCAATTTGCTGGCGGTGGAACACAAATTGGTGACGCCAGAGTTTATACATTTAACTTGACTGGTTCTGCATATCAAGATGCATCTACAAATTGGGATTTATATCTTTATGATGTTCAGACTTATACATCTCTTACACTAAACACACCAGTAGCACCTCTGGGATTAATAACTTCATCTTATATTAAAGGAAAGAGTAGCGGTGCAAGTGGATATGCAGTTTCCTCTGGTTCTGGCAGTACGGTAAGTATTAGACAAACTTCTGGAACATTTTCTGTAGGAGAGCAACTGATTATTAATGGTGTTGATGCTTCTGCTACAGTAGCATCTGTTATTGTATATGGAACTAGAGATATTAAATCTGCTTCCCAATCTGGTATTTCTGGATTTCCATCATTTACTGCAGATTCCCTTTTAGATTCTATTAATCTTCCTAATGGTGTTATTGGTGGAACCATCAGCGGTGGAAATACTCTTGTAAGTCCAGGAAAAGTATTCACAGGTGTTAAAGTTGGTGATATTATCAGATATCAAACTGCTTCTGGTGATGAAACTTTCAATAGAGTAACGGCAAATAACGGATCGTCCCTAACACTTGCAGCATCCACAACTGTTTCCGGTGTTCATGTAGGAACAGTTTCTAATGGAACATATTCTCAAATCAAACTTGGTGTTCCAGCATTGAGAAATCAAGATAAGGGATATCTTTATGCAGAACTTCCAGATTCCAATATTGAATCAGTAAATCTTTCGGGTTCTACTTTAAAGATATCGGAACAGATCACTGGAGAAACAACAGATTCTAGTGGTGTTTTAACATTTGATTTGTCTGCTGTTAGTGGTATTACTAGCGCATTCTTTGATCCTTTTGACGAAGAAAGATATTCTGTTCATTACACAGGTGGTGGAATTGGAACAGTAACTTCCGATGCTTTCTCTATCAGTAACAATACAGTTACTATTAATGGTTTAGATGCGAGTGAATCTAGTGTTGTAGTAAATACCTCATTAACAAAGAATGGTATTCAAAGTAAGATAAAAGACTACACCAGAAGTGCTACACTTGATGTAGCATACTCCAAGCACCCACAATCTGGAGTTGGTGTCAATACGTCTATCAATGATGGTCTCACTTATAATGCAAATTATGGATTGAGAGTTCAGGATGAAGAAATTTCATTGAATTGGCCAGATGTTGTTAAGGTTCTTGCAATTCACGAATCTTTAAATGAGAATGCACCAACACTGGACCAAATTCAGTTCTTTGATAGTTCTGTTGTAAGTAATGCAATTATCGGTGAAAGTATTACAAGTTCTACAAGCAATACTGTAGCAAGAGTAGTTGCTAAACCATCTTCACTTGTTTTATCTGTTGTATATTTAAATCAAGATAGATTTATCGCAGGAGAAACTGTTACATTAGAAGAATCTAACAATACTGCTTCACTTCAGTCTGTCACCAACGGTTCTTATAAAGATGTTACTTCATCCTTTACCTTAGACAAAGGACAAAAAGACCAATATTATGATTACTCCAGAATTGTTAGAAGTTCAAATACACCAATTCCTTCCAGAAGATTGAAGATTGTATTTGACCATTACACTGTTCCTGCTTCAGATAGTGGTGATGTCTACACTGTTTTGAGTTATGGTGATGAGAGATTTGCAGAAGATATTCCTTCAATTGGACCAAGACAAGTAAGAGCTTCTGATACACTTGATTTTAGACCAAGAGTATCACAGTTCACTGCTATCGATAAATCTCCATTTGACTTTGACTCAAGAAGTTTTGGAACTCTACCAAAACTTATTTTAAAACCAAAAGAAAGTTCCTTAATTGGGTATAATTATTACCTCCCAAGAATTGATAAGGTATATTTGGACACATTTGGAAACTTTATTGTTCAGAAAGGAATTTCTGAGGTTAATCCAAAAGTTCCAACAAATAAGAATCCTGATGGATTAATGGACTTGGGGACCATAACTCTTCCTGCATATTTGTATGATCCAAGTGATGCTGATATTTCTCTTGTAGATAATAGAAGATATACTATGAGAGATATTGGAAAACTTGAAGATAGGATTGAAAATCTGGAAAGAGTTACGTCACTTTCCCTTTTGGAAGTAAATACCCAAACTCTTCAAGTTCAGGATGCACAAGGAAATAATAGATTTAAGACAGGATTTTTTGTAGATGATTTTAAAAATAATTCTTTAATTGATTTAAATGTTTCCTCAATAGAAGTAGATACTGACGCTCAAGAACTTACAACTATAATCAGCGATAATTCTCTTAAGAGTCAAATAGCACCTTCAACTGACATTACTGATGAAAATTTGGATCTGTCCACAAACTTTGATCTATTAGACTCAAATGTTCAGAAGACAGGAAGTGCCATCACATTAAAATATAGTAGTGTTGGTTGGATTGAACAATCACTGGCAACTAAAATAGAAAATGTAAATCCATTCCATGTTGTTTCTTATAATGGATTTGTTAAACTTTCTCCTACTAGTGATAGTTGGGTTAGAACTGTTAGACTTGCAGACTCCAATTCTTCAATTACAAGAAGAATTCCAGATCCAAATCGTAGAGGAAGAACAAGAACGGTTGTAACTTCCAGAAACGTTGTAGTTTCTTCTGGCAGAGATGCATACATGCGTTCTAGAAATACTCAATTCTCTGCCAATAATCTGAAACCTTTAACAAAGTTCTATCAATTCTTCGATGGAAATGGTAGTGTTGACTTTATTCCAAAATTACTTGAAATTGCCAATGATAGCACTTTGACAAATTATGGATCTGTTGGATCATTTGAGGTTGGAGAAACTGTAATTGGTTACAGTGATGGAGAATCTGTAATCACATTTAGATTGTGTTCTGGAAATCATAAAGAAGGAGCATTTAATGCTCCATCAAAAACCTTTGACATAAATCCTTACGTAAAGTCAGAAAATCTTTCTTCAGAATATAGTCAATCTTCCAAAGTTCTTAATGTTGATGTTTTTGCTCTTTCCGAAGAAGCACAAGGTAAATATTCTGGATATGTGAAGTCTGGAACAAAGTTAGTTGGTCAAACAAGTGGCGCTGTCGCATATGTAAAAGATCTTCGTTTAATTTCTGATAACTATGGCGATCTTTTAGGATCATTCTTCTTAAGAGATCCATATACTGTTCCAGCTCCTGCCGTTAGAATATCTACAGGAACTAAGACTTATAAACTAACAAATAGTTCCACAAATGCTGCTCCTCTTCCTGGAAGCAAGTTACAATCTACTGCAGAAGCATCTTATAGATCTGAAGGCAGATTTCAAGTTTTTCAACGCCGAACTAGAAGAGTTACCGCCAGATTCTATGATCCTCTGGCACAATCGTTCAGTGTTGGTGGAACAATTGATGCTCCAGATTTAAATGGACAAAATAATGATTCTAATGGAGCTTTCTTAACTGCGGTAGATCTTTTCTTTTCCAGCAAACCATCTGGAAATGATCCTGTAAGAATTGAAATAAGAACTGTTGAGTTGGGAACACCAACAAGAACAATTGTCGGAAATCCAAAAACACTAAGACCTAGTGATATTACGACTTCACCAATTGGTTCAGTTGCAACAAAGGTAACATTTGATTATCCAATTTATCTTGCACCTGGACAAGAATATGCGATTGTTGTTGTAGCAGAAACAACAGATGAATATGAACTGTGGATTGCTGAAATGGGTGAAAGAACCATTAATACCTCAAATTTACCAGATTCAGAAGCAATTATTTACTCCAAACAATTTGCACTTGGAAGTCTGTTTAAATCTCAAAATGGGTCTATTTGGACAGCAAACCAATATCAAGATCTTAAGTTCAAATTATATAAGGCAAACTTCACTTCAACTACAGGAACTGCATTCTTCTACAATCCAACCCTGGACGAAAGTAATGGATATGTTGAGAATTTGGGAGGTAATCCAATTACAACATTACCAAAAACAGTAACTCTTGGAATATCAACAATTGCTGCTGGTGATGGAAATATTGGTATTTTGACAGTTGGCAGAAAAATTGCAGGATCTAATGGATTTGGATATGGTTATGTTACTGGCCAGGGAAGTTCTGTTGATAATGTCTCAATTACTGATGGTGGAGTAAATTATGTAGACGCATCTGATTTGGAAACTACAACTCTTGTTGGAAATGGTTCTGGTCTCAAACTCAGTGTTACCACAACAAATGGTGTCATTACAGGAATCGCTGGAACGACCACAACTGGAAATGGATATCAGGTTGGGGATGTTGTTGGTATTGTGACAACTCTTGGAAGAAATGCTAGAATTACAATTGATTCTATTACAGGATTAGATACTCTATATCTTTCCAATGTGCAGGGAGAAAAAGGAGCGTCTAAGACCTTCCAAGTAGGAGCAGCAGTAAGTTACTACAACGATTCTGGAACTATTGTTTCTCTCGCAAGTACAACAATTACCGATAGAACTTCTGAGGGATCTGGATTAAATTCTGGAAATTATTTGAAGGTTGACCATTTTGATCATGGAATGCATTATTCAACCAATAAGGTTATTATTTCTGATATACAATCAAATGTACCAGCAACATCATTGAGTTCTGCTTTAGCAATTGATGGGTCAACAACAATTAGTGTCGCAAGCACTTCAAACTTTGCTACTTTTGAGGGTCAAACAGTTTCTGGTTCATATCTTGGATATGTGAAGATTGGTGATGAAATAATTTCATATAATGCTGTTGGTAGTGGAACTCTTTCAATAAGTGCAAGAGCAGTAGAAGGTAAAGTACAACCTCATGAAGTTGGAAGTTTGATTACAAAGTATGAGTTAAATGGTGTTTCTCTAAGAAGAATTAATGGTATTACTCATGATGTAAATTCACTTGGAAATGAACTTGATCATTATCATATTGCGGTTGATATGTCAACAAATGGAAATGATAGATCCAATGATGGAGATACTTCTGGAGCACCACAATTATCATTCGCATCAGAGGCATCAATTGGTGGAAATAACTGTAAGGCAACGGAAAATATCCAGTTTAATGAAATTGTTCCAAATTATGATGTTTTAACACCAGGGTCCTCTACTTCCGTAACAGCTTCGGTAAGAACTACCACCGGAAGAAGTGTTGATGGTTCAGAGACACCTTTTGTTGACAAAGGTTTTGAAAATGTTGAATTAAATGAAGTTAACAAATTAAGTTCTGTAAGAATGGTTGCTTCTAATATTAATGAAACCACAAGACTTACTACTCTACCAAGAAACAAATCATTCACAACTGGTATAACCTTAAGTACAACAGATACTAATCTATCACCAATCATCTATACCGACACCGCAATGACGGAGTTTAGATTAAACAGATTGAATCAACCAATTTCTGATTATTCTACAGACAATAGAGTTAATTCACTGCTATTTGATCCACATGCGGCAGTTTATGTTTCCAATACAGTTAATCTGACGCAAGAAGCAACGTCACTTAAAGTAATTCTTGCTGCATATAGACATGAATCTGCCGATTTTAGAGTCCTTTATAATTTGATTAGAGCAGACTCTGGTGAGGTGACGCAAGAGTTTGAATTATTCCCAGGATATGATAATTTGACGATTGGCGCTGATGGAACCATTACACCAGTCGATTCTTCCAAAAATAATGGAAGACCTGATACATTTGTTCCAGCAAGTTTGGAAAATCAGTATCTTGAGTATGAATTTACAGCAAACAATTTAGATCTGTTTACTGGATATACAATCAAAATTGTAATGTCTGGTACTGATCAGGCACATGCTCCTAGAATAAAGGATCTTAGAACAATTGCATTGAGATGATAAGAGTAGAAGGACATAAAAATCTTTACAGAGATGAAAAAAGTGGTGCCATAGTAAATTGTGACACCACTTCATATAATCAATACGTCAATTCTCTCAATCACAAAGAAATGCAGAGGCAAGAATTAGATAAGATGAAAGAAGATATTGACGAAATAAAAACACTACTAAAAGAGATCCTAAATAGGAAATAATTTCACGGTATTTGGTTGATATAAATATCTATAGAAACACATGCTCATCTGAATAATGGCGGTATTTGTATCAAATATAGTAATTGAGCAGGGGTTTGATTTTGATACTACTTTTCAGTTAGAAGATACTACCACAAATGCTCTTCTAAATCTGACCGGATACAGCATGGATGCCCAACTCAGAAAAACATATAGTAGTACTTCATCCGTATCTTTTGCCTCAACGATTACATCGTTCACTGGTGGATCAATTCAAATATCGTTAACATCTTCAGAAACTGCAGATTTGAAGCCAGGTAGATACGTTTATGATGTAAAATTAACTACTAGTGGTGGTACAGTTACCAAAGCTGTTGAGGGTGCTGCACTTGTCAGAGCAGGAGTAACTAGATAATGCCTACTATAAAAGCAAGAGTTGGTTCTCAAAATGTAGTTCGTGTATTATCTAATGCGTCTTCTCCGGCAACAAGACTTATAAACCTCGATGATGTCAATAAGACATATAGAGCTATAGATGGAATGATTCTTGTTTGGGATCTCCCAACAGAATCTTTTATAATGACAAGTCGCATTGATTCGTCATTAACTACAATTGAAGGAATTGCATATTTTACAAACACTGAGGATTCCACATCTACCACAACTGGAGCTTTAATTGTTAGTGGTGGAGTAGGCATTGCCAAAAATCTCAATGTTGGTGGAAATTTAGAAATAACTGGAATATCAACATTTTCTTCTGATGTTGATATTAATGCTGCTGTTAATATTTTAAATAATTTAGTTGTAAGTGGTACTACACAAGTATCCGGTTTAACGAGTTTCACTGATACAACACAAAATACATTAGGAAATGTTAATACTGGATCGGTACAATTTGATGGTGGTATTGGTGTTGAGAAAAATCTAACCGTTGGTGGTGGGGTTTATGTTGGTGAAAAATCTGAATTTATAGGAGTTGCGACATTTAGATCCGCTATTGATGGTGATGGTGGAGCAGACATTTCTGGCGGAGAAACTACACTTTCTTCCGCAACAGTTAGTGATTTAACCAATAATAGGATCGTTATTTCGGGTCCTGGTGGATCTCTAGAGGATAATGTAAATCTTGCTTATGATGGATCAGATTTAATTGTAAATTCGGCAAGAATCACAGATTTAACCTCAGGAAGAGTTCTTCTTGCCGGGAGTAGTGGATCGGTTCAGGATAGTTCCGATTTAACTTTTGATGGTTCTAATCTTTCAGTTAATGGTTCTGCTAACGTAGATAATGTAAGGATTAATGGAAATGAAATTGATACTTCATCTGGCGGATTAACTCTAGATTCTGCATCTGGAACTATCACTGTTGATGATAATCTTACCGTTGTTGGTGATCTTACTGTCAATGGAACTCAGACGGTCATAAACACTGAGATTCTTGAGGTTGAAGATATTAACATTGGAATTGCTTCTGCAGTACCAAAATTAAATAATTCGCAACTTGATGGTGCTGGAATCACAATTCATGGATTAGATGGTGACAAAACTTTATCATGGGACAATTCTAATTCTAGGTTAGCATTCAACACTGATGTTTATGCACCAAATTATTATGCTGGAACTTATGATGGTCCAAATGGTGTTGCATATTTTGATGATAGTGGAAAACTAGTTGGAGCAGCTAGTACAGAAAGTTTATTATCAACAAGTTACTACATATTAACAATAGAACAATCAAGTGGAGTTCCAAAATGGACTTCAACAATTGATGGAGGAGAATACTAATGGCAAAACCAAGTACAAGGCAAGGGCTGATAGATTACTGTCTTAGAAAATTAGGTGCTCCTGTATTGGAAATTAATGTTGATGATGAGCAAATTGATGATTTAGTTGATGATGCAATACAATATTTCAATGAACGTCATTTTGACGGCGTTGAAAAAATGTACTTAAAGTACAAGATAACAAGTGATGATGTTGCCAGAGGTAGAGCAACTGGAACAAGTGGTGTAGGAATTGTAACCACTACAGGAACTTCCACAGGAATTGCCGCTACTACATTCAATTTCTATGAAACTTCCAATTTTATACAAGTTCCAGATTCTGTAATAGGAATTGAAAGGATATTTAAATTTGATACCAGTTCAATTTCTGGTGGAATGTTTAGTATCAAGTATCAGTTATTCTTAAACGACTTATATTATTTTAATTCCGTAGAACTTCTCCAATATTCTATGGTCAAATCTTATCTGGAAGACATTGACTTTCTACTAACAACAGATAAACAAGTTAGATTCAATAAAAGACAAGACAGATTATATTTAGATATTGATTGGGGTTCTCAGGTAGCAAATGAATTTATAGTAATTGAATGTTATAGAGCACTTGATCCAGCATCATTTACTCAAATATATAATGATAGTTTCTTGAAAAAATATTTAACTTCCCTTATTAAAAGACAGTGGGGTCAAAACCTCATCAAATTTAATGGAGTTAAGTTGCCTGGAGGAATTGAATTGAATGGAAGGCAACTTTACGAAGATGCAGAAAGAGAACTTGAAGATATCAAACAAAGAATGACGATGGAATATGAACTTCCACCACTAGACTTTATTGGATAATTATGACACTCAATCCATTTTTCTTACAAGGATCTCCTAGAGAACAATTCTTAATACAAGATTTAATAAATGAACAATTGAAAATTTATGGGATTGATGTTTACTATCTTCCCAGAAAATTTTTAAAAACTGATGACATTTTAGGAGAAATTCAATCTTCTAGATTTGATGACAACTTTATCATTGAGGCATATCTGGACAACTATGAGGGATATGCACCAGGGTCAGATATAATGACCAAATTTGGATTAAGATTAAAAAATGAAATAAATCTGATAATTTCTCAAGAAAGATTTGAAGACTTTATAACTCCATATTTGGAAGGAATAAAACTTGGAATTGCGGAGGGTAATATTACCGACCAAACAATGACGCTCACCTCCAGGCCAAGAGAGGGTGATTTAATATATTTTCCTTTAGGAGAAAGACTATTTGAAATTAAAAGAGTTGAAGCAGAAAAACCTTTTTATCAATTGGGAAAAACATACGTATATGAACTGCAGTGCGAACTTTATGAATATGAAAACGAAGATATTGATGTATCTGTAGAAGAAATCGATAACACAGTTCAAGACGAAGGTTATATTACAACTTTAACATTGGAACCTGTTGGTGCTGACGCAAGTGCAACGGCAACTATTGGTGGTGCTGGAATGGTTGGAAGAATTAGTCTAACTAATGATGGATATAACTATTCCTCAACTCCCAATGTTACCATTTCTGCTCCAACCAGTGGAACTACGGCAACAGCAGTTGCCATAACAACATCCATTGGTGGTGTTAAATCTGTAAAAGAAATTAGAATAACAAATGCTGGATCTGGATATACCTCATCAGATCCCCCAACAGTTACTATAACTGGGGGAAGTGGGACAGGAGCAGCTGCTACAGCAATAATTGTTGATAATGGAGTACAATCACTTTCAATTTCTACTGCTGGTACTGGATATTTCTATGCCCCTATCGTTACCATTTCTGCTCCTGCAGTAGGAACAACAGCAACGGCAGAGGCAATTGTAAATTCTTCAACTGGAGTTGTTTCTCAACTTCAAATAACAAATGCTGGAACAGGATACACATCCGCACCAACAGTATCAATAGCAGGAGTATCAACTACAGGAATAGGAACATATCAACTCAGAGAAACTATAACTGGTTCACTTTCTGGAACAACAGCAGAAATTAGAAATATAGTATTCAGAACAGATATTGATTTGTTTGATCCACCGATAGAATTGTATGTTGCTGTAAATGACGGACAGTTCTCTGCAGGAGAAGTAATAACTGGTTCAGATTCTTCTGCTTCCTATATACTTAAATCATATGATAACGATAGTTATGAAGAATCTTTTGACAATAATGAAGAGATTGAAACAGAGGCAGACGGAATTTTAGATTTTACCGAAACTAATCCATTTGGAGAATATTAATGCTAGGGACTTATTTTTATCACGAAATTATAAGAAAAACGATTGTTAGTTTCGGAACTCTTTTTAATAATATTTACATTAAACATGAGGATAAAAACAATAACGTAGTAGATGAAACAAAAGTTGGACTTTCATATGGTCCAATGCAGAAGTTTTTGGCAAAGTTGGAGCAACAGGCAGATTTAAAAAAACCTATTGCAATCACTTTACCAAGAATGTCTTTTGAAATGGTTTCTTTACAATATGATCCAACAAGAAAAACTAGTGTAACTCAAACCTTTAGAGCATCAGATGATGCTGGCAATATAAAAAAAGTTTATATGCCAGTTCCTTACAATATTGGTTTTGAATTAAGTATCTATTCAAAATTAAGTGATGATGCTTTACAAATTATCGAGCAAATACTTCCTTTTTTCCAACCATCATTTAATCTAACCTTGGATTTAATTGACTCTATTGGAGAGAAAAAAGATATTCCAATTGTTCTTGACAGCATTGATATGCAGGATGATTATGAGGGAGACTTTACCGTAAGAAGAGCACTTATCTATACTTTAAGATTCACGGCAAAGTCATACATGTATGGTCCTATTGCAGATTCTACAGAAGGTCTTATTCGTAAGGTTCAGGTTGATATGTATTCTGACACTAATACTCAAACTGCTAAACGTGAAGTCAGATATACAGTAACACCAGATCCAGTTAGCGCAGATCCTGATGATAATTTTGGATTTAGTGAAGTTTGGGAGGATTTCTCAGATTCTAAAACTTATAGTCCAACTCAACAAACTGATATTTAATAGTTATGTCTGATAATTATGATTCTATAGACAATGCTCTCAATGTTGAGAGTAGTATTGTGAAACCAGAAAAAGTTTCATCAGAAATTCAAAATGTAAAACCAAAAGGTCCTGATATTGAAAAGGACTATGAGTATACTCGTGCCAATTTGTATTCCTTGATTGAAAAAGGACAAGAAGCAATCAACGGAATTATGGAACTTGCTGGTGAGGGTGGAAGTCCAAGAGCGTATGAAGTTGCTGGTCAGTTGATTAAAAGTGTTGCCGATACTACAGACAAACTTATTGACCTACAGAAAAAACTCAAAGATGTTGAGGATGAATCTGTAAAAACTACCAATAACAATGTTACTAATAATGCAGTGTTTGTTGGTTCAACTACCGAACTACAAAAACTACTCAAACAAGGTTTTCTAAATAATAAAGAGTAAACTTGTTTTCCCCAATGGGTTGGTCAGAAAAATATAAAAAATCAATTGATTGTGACAACCCAAAAGGTTTTAGTCAACGTGCCCATTGTCAGGGTAAGAAGAAAAAAATGTCAGAAGAAAAGAAAGATCACGAATACTCAATGGCACGGTCTGAGTTGAAAACTGTGACTAATGCTGCAAAGCGTCTTCAAAAGAAGATGGGTAAAAAAGGTGAGGGCAATCTGCAAGCTTGGGTGCAATCCAAAATCACAAAAGCAGCAGATTATATTGATACTGCCGCAGATTATGTGACCAATGAAGAAACCGTAAGTGAAGAAGGACTCCGCGATTGGTTCGGAAAGTCCAAATCAAAAGATGGCAAATCCGGTTGGGTTAATGTTGTAACAGGTGGAACTTGTGCAAGTGATGAACCTGGTGAAGGAACTCCCAAATGTGTTTCTTCCGCAAAAAGAGCAAGTATGAGTAAGGCAGAAAGACTTTCTGCACAGAGAAGAAAGAAGAAAGCAGATCCAGGGCAGCAACAAAAATCAGGTGCTGCTAAACCAACATATGTTTCTACAGACCCTAAGAAAAAAATGAAAAAAGAAGAAGTAGAAGTAACAGAAGCAAAAGATAAACCAGGTAAGGGTAGTGGCAAAAAAGATGCTTGCTACAATAAAGTCAAGTCTCGTTATTCTGTATGGCCAAGTGCATATGCTTCTGGAGCACTTGTAAAGTGTCGCAAAGTTGGTGCTGCTAACTGGGGAAATAAGTCAGAGTCTTATGATTTTTCAAATTGGAGAGATGACTTCAAGGCACTTGAAATTGAAACGGTAAATCTTATTGAACCAGAACCAATTCAAGGTGGTCAACCCATTGATGAGAAGTGTTGGGTTGGATATAAGCAGGTTGGAATGAAGAAAAAAGGAGACAAAGTAGTTCCCAACTGCGTCAAAGAAGAAGAACTGAATGAGATTCATAAACAAGCACACACTCCACATGAAGTTCCATCAACAAACCTAAAAAAACTTGTTAAAAAGGCGGTTACCAGAATTGATACTGATGCAGATGGTGATGTTGATCATAATGATAAAGCAAAAGGTGAACTTGGTGAATTCGTTCCAGGTGTAGGAAATAAAAGACTTTATAGTACAACAAGACCAAAGACTGCTAAGGAAAGTTTTTCTAATTGG